TTTCCCGTCCCGTATCAGTTTAGCGCCCTTGCTGCCGTATTTCGTGTTAATCTCTATTACGTCGCCCGTCTGCATCACTGCGTTTACCTGTATAAATTCCTCGGTATCCACGTTTAGCAGAATGGGATTGCTTACCGTCCCCAGCGCCGTAAAGCGTATGCGCATACCCGTTGACACGTCGCCCTCGTTGTAGCAGTCCACTATCACGCTCTCGGCTCTGTAGCCAAATATCATGCTTTTACTGTCGTCCTTGTCAATCACGCAGGGGAAATGCCACGCAGCCACCCAGCTTGCTATATCCTCTTTTGTTTCGTCCTCTTCACGCCAGAACGGGTTAAGGCACTCCAGCTGGAAAGAAAACTCATACAGCACGCTTTTTCTCTCTATCTTCGGCTCTCCAAACGTCCTGCAATTCAGAGCACCACCCAGCTCTGGGTTAAGTATCTTAAGCATCTGGCGGCGCAGCTGTAATGCCTGCGCCTTGTCCCGTGTATTGATATGCCCTAAAATATCCATGTCCCGTGCCTCTATGCGCTGCCCTACGTATGTGTCGCCGTGCTGCCCCATGCTGTTTGTGCTGTAAATCACATTCGTAACGCCCGCTATGCCGCCTACGTCCTTGCTTATGTTGCAGAAAAATATACTTTCCGTCCCCAGTTCCAGGCTCTCGCCCCGTGAATTTGTAAATGTCAGCTTTTCATTTTCCATGCCCTACACCGTCCTTGCTATCATTCTGAATTGCCTTGCAGCCTCTTTCTGCTGCTTTGCATAGTCCGTGGTATCTGCATAGATATTCTGTATCACGGTAAAGCCGCCTGCTGCCCCGCCGCCTTTCGGCTTTGGCTTTGGTTTCCCGTCGTCGTCCGTGTCATAGGTAAAATCTTTGCTTACATTGACTTTTGCGCCTATATCAAACTCCTGCGGTATGTTGTCCTCTATCTGCTTGTTTACTTTTCCCATTTCATCAGAAAAGCCCACACCTATACCCTGCGCCATGAATACGCCTACTTCGTCCCTGAATTTCCTTGACGGGCTGGCAATCCCTAAAGCGCTCTTTGCCGCATCTAGCAGGCTGCTTGCAAGGCTTGAAACTTTGTCTTTTAGCCAGTTCCAGCCGTTGCTTATGCCGTTCCAGATACCATGCACAATGTTACTTCCTATGTCCGCAAAAGAGCTGCCGATATTAGAAAAAGCGTTCACAATACCGCTTACGCAATTTTTCATACCCTCTACCGCTTTATTCTTTACCTCTGTACCCCACTGGGCTACTTTGGATATGGCGGCAGAAATGCTGTTGTAAATCTTCTGCGGCACTTCTTTTACAATATTCACAATGCCAGTAACCATGCTGCTCATTACCTCTTTGGCTTTGTTCAGCATATTACTTCCCCACGTAGCCACTTTGGTAACTGCGCCTACTATGGCGTTCCAGATTTTCTGCGGCACTTCTTTTACAATGTTCACAATGCCAGTAACCATGCTGTTCATTACCTCTTTGGCTTTGTTCAGCATATTACTTCCCCATGTGGCTACTTTTGTAACCGCACCTATGATGCAGTTCCAGATTTTCTGCGGTACTTCTTTCACAATGGTTACAATGCCAGTAACCATGCTGTTCATTACCTCTTTGGCTTTCGCCAGCATATTTGCGCCCCATGTAGCCACTTTGGTAACTGCGCCTATGATGCAGTTCCAGATTTTCTGCGGCAGCTCCTTTACAACGTCTATAACCTTTGTTACAAACTCTGTAATGACAGTGCCGCCCTTTTCTTTCATGCTTGCGCCCCACTCGGCTATTTTTTCCACGCCTGCCGCTATCGCCTGCGGTATCCGTGCTGGCAGTTCCTTTAGCTTGCCTAAAATCGTCGTCACAAGCTGCCCTGCTGCCGCCACGATTTTAGGCAGCCCCGTTACCAGCCCCTCTACAATGGCTACTATAATCTGCGGCACTGCTGCAATAAGCAGCGGTATTGCATCTATAATGCCGTCCACAAGCGCTACTATAATGTCGCCTGCGCTCTCCAAAATAAGCGGTATGCCCTCTACCAGCGCATTTATTATGCTGGTTATAATCTGCGGCAGTTTCTCTATGATGACTGGCAGCGCCGCTATAATCCCGTCTGCAAGCCCCGTGACAAGCTGCAAGGCTGCATCTATCAGCATAGGCACGTTGTTTATCAGCGTTTCCGTTATGGTAAGCACTGCGTCTATTACGCTTGGTATCAGCTCTGGCAGCGCCTCCCCCAGCCCTTTTGCCAGCCCCGCAATAATCTGTACTGCGCCCTCTGCCAGCGTCGGTATTAGTTCTACAATGCCGTTAATCAACGTTGCTATTATCTCTGTTGCGCTCTCTGCCAGCGTCGGTATCGCCTCTACAATGCCGTCCGCAAGCCCCGTAATCATTCCTACGCCCGCCTGCACGATTGCTGGCGCACTCTCTACAATGCCGTCCACAAGCCCGCTTACAAGCTCTACGGCAAAGCTGGTAATCTGCGGCGGCATTTCTGCCAGCCCGTTTACCATGTTTCCTAATGCGTCGCCAAAGCTCTGCGCCATTTTCCCCATATCGCCGCCCGCCTCTGCCGCACCCTGCGCCAGCTCGTTTGCAAACTGGCTGAAAATCGGTAGCGCCTGCTCGCCTATCGGCATAATAAAGCTGGTCTGTAGTATCCTGCCTGCGCCCTGCATAGCCTCTGAAAATGTGTCATATTTTACGGCGTTAATCTTCCCCATAGCGTCCGTGGGCTTGCTTATCTGCCCCTCAACGTCCATAAGCGACGTGCAGGCATCAGCGCCCATATCTTCCCACATAGTACCCATTAAGCCCACGCCCGCCGTATACTGTAGGCTCTTGTCGTCGCAGTTCTTAAGCGCCTCGCTTACTTGGCTCATAGCCTCTTTTGCGCTGTCGCCGCCCTTTTGGAATTTCCCTACTACCTCGTCCGCATTAAGCCCCAGACTTTCAAGGTATTCGTTTGCCGTGCCGTCATTCACGCGGATACTAAACTCTTTAAAAGCGTCGCCCATTTTGTCTATGCTCCAAACGCCAGTAGCAGCGCCGTTTGCGATAGAGTTAAACATATCCTCTGCGCTTAGCCCCGCCTGCGAATACTGGTTACTGTATTCGTTGATAACGTCCAGCAAATCCCCGTTCTTGTTAAGCCCGTTCTGTGCGCCCTGCGCAATAAGGTTATACGCCTCGTCAGAGGATAAACCGAATTTCTGCATAAGCTGTGTGGCGGCTCTGGTGCTTTCCGCTACGTCAAAATCAAACGTATCCCGCAGCGCTAATGCGTTGGTCGTCATTTTTTCCAGCTCGTCTGCCCCTAAGTCGCCTGCCTGCTGCCGTACCTCTGCCATAGCTGCCGCTATGTCCTCAAATCCCTCGCCAAAATTTGCGTTATAGATATTCTCCATAACTTGCTTGTACTGCCCTGCGTCCTCTGTAGCCGTCCCCGTGGCTGCGCAGAAATCATTTAAAGCGCCCTTTGCCTCGTCCGCTTGGCTTCCGGCATAGCCCAGCCCTGCCACTACCGCCGTGCCGATTGCAGCCGCAGCCGCCCCCACTGCCGCTATTCCTTTCGCCATAATGCCGCCCAGATTTCCCATAGCAGATGCAAGCCCGTTATGCCCCTGCTCGGTTTCTGCAAGCTGGTTTTCCACGTCGTATAGGGCGGCTCTTTCGTTGTGCAGCTGCGTTTCAAGCTCTTTAGCCTCGCTGCTGGTTTCCCCATACTGGCGCACCATACTTTCATAGGCTCTTTCCGTTTCCGCTACCTTTTTTGCCTGCTCGTCATATGTCCTTTTAAGGACTTCCTGCTTTTCAGCCACGGCTTTTGCGCTGTCCGCATTGTTTTTATACTTTGCGTTTACTTCCTGCAATTCTGCGCCCAAAAGGGATAAGTTTTTATCTATCCCCTGACAAGCCGCCTCATACTGGCGCTGCGCCTGCACGCCCTCTGAAAGTTCGTTTTCTACAGACTGCAAAGCAGCGTCCGTATCAAAAAGCGCCGCCTCCGCATAGTTCAAATCTCTTTGCAGTCTTTGTGTTGCCTCGCTGTTCTCGCCCGTCTGCTGGGCGCATCTCTCTAATGCCTTGCGTGCCTCTTCTACTTTCTTTGCCTGCTCTGCATATTTTTCAGATAAAACGCCCTGCTTTGCCTTTAATGCCTCTATGCTGTTTTCGTTTCCTTTGTATTCTGCGGTTACTCGGCGCATTTCAGCATTAAGGTTTTTCAGATTATTGTTTATATCTTTGCAGGCTGCCTTGTATTCTGCCTCGCCGTCAAAGCTAAGCCTTGTTTTTATATTTTCCGTCTTATCAGCCATTTGCTACAGTCCCCCTAATGCTATGTCAATGTCGTCCAGTTCCT